GCTTTATAGGCATATCCGGCAGGCATGATAGGTTCATACACAAACTCTATTGACAACCCGCCGCCTGTTGTCGATGACGGCGTGCTTAGCGTCACCTGGCTTGAGCTGTCGATGGACTTAATAAAAGTACCCGTCCTGAAATAACTAGCTCTAATCGGCATTCCTGGCTTCATTGATGCCGTGCTGGATAGCCCCGTTATTACTCCTGATCCAAAAGTCGCATTGCCGGTCAACGATGGCACTAATACAGCAATAGCAGCATCGGTGTGCGTCGTCGGGTTATAGATGGCCCATGAACTGTACCATTGCGCTCCGACAACCGAACCTGAATCAACGGAGTTTACGCCAGCTGCCGCCGCAGTATTTATGTCATAAGTGACATTATCTCGCTCAATGTAGCCGCCAGTTGTAGATTTTAAGATAAGACCGGTCGCCGACAAATAACAATGCGCATCAAGGCCGGTAGCAAATCCGGTTAGATTCTTCGCCAGGCCGCGTAATGATAAAGGATCGCTCGATTTAAGGGCGAATACCAATGCAGTAGTACCCAGCGTGATTGAACCGTCGGTTGTCAGCATCCAAACGGTATCGGCAAGGGTAGCGCCCTCGGTAACCTGAGTCAGTACGCCGGATTTTATCTCAGCAGAGATATCAGCAAAGGCAGCTCGCGTCCAGGTCCCTGCATGGGCGTTATACCAGCCGTCATCGCTGCCAGACGTTTGGTTTTGCACTAAAATAAGATCGTTATCCGTCAATGCTCCAGGCCAGTCTCCACCCGCCTGCGTACCTAAACCAGTCAGCGCAATATTTGCAGTGGTGGTATAGCGCACAAGATAGTCTGTTGCGCCTGCCGTAACCATCGCTTGGATAGCCTGATGCAGCTGGGTATTATCGGCCGGATCAAGAGTAAGGCCAGCCAGTTCTATGGCATTTGATAATTCCTCCTGGACAGAGTCAGTCCATGCAGCATTAATTTGAGTGGCGGCAATTCCACCCTCCTTATTACCGTCATTAAAGCCGTGCTTTCCGGTACCGAACTTATCGACTGACTTAGTCGACGTATCTATCCGATGCATAGTAACTCCTTATGGATAGGCAAATAAAACGCTCGTATGAGCGGGTTTGTTTTTTCTGACACGGCATTCAATAGCTTCATCGCCCCAGCTTTGTAATGAGCTATTACAATCGCTGTTGCATGTCATCTGGAAAATGCCGCCAGTTGATGCAGGAAGGTTAAGTTGCCAATAAAAGCCGTCGTCTTCGCTGTTTAGCGCCGCATTGCAGTCGCTGTTACAGGTCATCATCGGGAATTCTTCAACCGTCGCGCCCGGGTAGCCCATCTTCTCAGCCAAAGCAACAAAATAGAGAATATTTTGGCCGCCCTTAGTGTTAATTTTTGATTCCAGCGCCGCTCTGCGCTGCTCCAGAGATTGCTCAATAGTTACGCAAGGATCTGGCAGGCCGTACACGCGTTCCCAATCAGGAAGAGATACTGTCGCAGAAGATGGGAACATTTCAGCCTGAAGTTGATCCGCAGACTGCTGAGCCTTATCCAGCTGTTTGCCGACTGCATTCAGCTCAGCGGACAGGCCAGGCGCATTAGCGTCATAGCTGACCGGCGGCAAACACTGCCTTAAAACATCGGCATGATTCATGACAGCGTCACCGCGCCCAGCGTCAGCAGCTGTACATGGGTTGAATCGACCAGCGCCGTTACATTCGCGGCCGGAGCGGAAACCGTGCAATCAACGACGCCCGTTACCGATATGATGATCTTTTCAATTTGTTTCAAAATAACCGTATCGCCCGGCTTCAGGCTGCTGAAATAGGCTTGCAGCGCCGCCGTGATAATCGGCGTTACATCGGCCAGAGTCACACCCGATAAAACCAATGCCGCAGTAACAGGAACCGGAACGCCCGTGGGGCCGAACACCCAACAATCCGCCGTCACATTGCGTTTTAATTCAATATGAGCCTGACACGCATCAACTAACGGCGAACCCGGCAATGCACCGTTATCATCCAGGATGACGATATCGACCGAACGGGTATTGCGACGTTGCGTATATATATAAGCGTAACCGACACCGGGAACCTCACGCGCCCAACGCTTGTAATCGTCTTTATTGCCGCCCATCGGGGGATTTTGCAGTTCAAACAGCAGACGGTCTAATAATGACGGCAAGGTCTCTTGTTCATAGCCGCCGGTTGTGGCAGTGGAAATAACAGCCGCCGTATTGATTCCAGTTGGCGCTGAGGTCAATGTCAACGCCGTACCGGCAGGAAGATTACCGGATGAACCGGTCACAGATGCTGTAATAGCAACAACTGCGGCGCCATCACCAGCAACATCCGCCGATGCAGTGGTAACAAACGCAATGCCGGTGATAGTTTTGCCCTCGGTACCGGCCGCAATAGGCGCACCGACAGAACCGGTTAAGGTTGCGAAACCAGAGGAGGCATTCGGGTCCTTGCGATTGATGCCGTGCTCACTAGCATGACGGATCAGATTATCGTCATCGGAAGAATCCGGGAATATCTGCTTAAACAGCCATTGCTGATGCTCATAAAGACCTTCGATCGCCGCCGCTTCGCCGGATGCCCTAACCGCATAATCGGAATCTGCTCCAACCGCTGCATCAGGCTCCTGGTTGGTAATATCGCGCAGGATATCGCTTTTAATTTTGTCGTAATCAGGCGTGGTAAATGTCATTGCCCTACCTTCACGGGATGTTCAAATGTAAATCGTTGGCCGTTAGCGGCGGTGACATCGATAGCCAATCGTAGCCAGCCGTCATGGTTACGCTGGGTCTGTATATCGATAGCCGTCGCCCGACCATCGTCCAGCATGCCTTGCAACGCTTGCTCGCTATATTGCTTAGCCAGCACTGCAACCCGTGCCAGGTCCTTTTCGCGTTGCAGTTCATGCAATCGACTGCCCAGCAGAGGTTCGGCCCAGTAACTGCCCAACGGCGTCAGAATTCTCAGCACAATCGCATTCATCAGGCCGCCGGAACTATCGCGCTGTGCAACACCATTGCTTATTATGTAATCGCCGGTTGTTGGGCTGATGGCTATAGCGGTCATGCAACTGGTCCATCAGAAATCTGACTACCGCGGGTTACGCCGCTGGTTCTATGTTCTTTAAGTGAAATATCGTCGGCCTTAATATCGCCGCCATTCACTTGCAGCAATGGCGTATTCATTTCGACCTTATTAGAGGCATTAATTTTAAATGTTACCGTCGTTGCTTCGATAAGACGCCCACGCTTCAACACAACTGAATCACCCTCATCGGAATACAAAGCAACCTCGCCAGGTTTCAGGCCCTTCAAACGATACGTACCATGCTCTGTAGCGATAATAACGCCCTGCGATGTTTTGCCGCCGATGGGTAAAACAATAAATTCGCTACCCTCAGGAGGACATGTTGTAATGCCGTAATGCTGGAATAACTCGTTATCCTGAATAGGTTCGCCTGCCAGGCCTATACCGGAAATCAACGTAACACCAGGCTTAGTATTTGCAATTCCATGCAAACGCCCCCTAAACGGCTTACGAATGCTAGCCAATTTCCGGGCAATACGGCTGTCGATATCTTTAATCACTGTCATTGCGTCACATCCACAATTTCCAGCACCTTACCGTCCGCTGTTTTGGCTTTTTTGTGCTTCAACTTATGCGGGTGGGCATCCAGCGTCCATACGCCGTCTTCCTTAAATCGCAATTCGGTTATTGTTCCGTTAGTGCGATCGCGCGAAAAAGAGCGACCCATTAAAAAATACACATCATCAATGCCATGGGGTTCAGATTTTATATGGACACGTTGACCCGGCGTCCACAACGTACCGTCAGGGGTAATTCGATGATCTTTCACTATCGCAGTGAGTGTATAGCCTTCCAACCGGCCATCGGCCAGCAGTTTACGAGCACGCCGCAAAGCAATATCCCGGCTATCGGACTCGCTATCAATAATAATGCGCGGCCTGTAAACTCTAATACTTGAATCGGTTGCCTTGCCTAAAATGGCATTATTACCATCGCTAACCTCGGTTCCATGCGATTGGCCTAGCACTGTAATTTCAGAAAACCGGTTAGCAATATTTCGCTTGCGAGTCAGTTTCTTTACATTATTGCCCTTGCCCGAGTAGGTCATAATCAAATTAGCTACTACAGGCGAACTGTAATCAGCGCCACCAACGACCAACGTTCCGTCGGGATCGAACCAAGGCCACAGGCCATTAGCTTCGGCTGCATGTTGCAATACATCCCACGCGGCCTCACCTGGCTCGACATTGATTTTTTCAAATGTCTCTTTGCCGTCAATCCGAACTTTAGTAATGCCCAACGGCTTAACCAGCTTATTAACCACTTCGGCCAGATCGATTTGGCGGGACACAAAAATAGGCGCAGAGCAATCAACCAGCACTGAGGCAAAGTCGCGGCCCGATAAACTCAGGCTATGTTCTGTCTTAGATACAGGTTCTTCAATGTCATCAATCAAACCGCTTAGGACCGTATCATTACCGATCTTTACAATTGCAGGAGCGCCTTCATAGACACTATCAGGCAAAGGCTGCCGACTAATACCCAACGAAACCTGCCAATCATCAGCCGGTATCAGCAAATCAGAATCAATGCGATAGTTCTCCCAATTACTGTGGCTATTCCCGCCGATCAGCAACGAAACATTATCAGCTGGCATAAGCATTCACCCGATCGGCAGCTTGCAGAAAATTAGGATTAGCCAGCCCATTCAAACGCTGCAATTCCACGGCACGGTTATGGTCGCCGTACCAGCGATGCGCCAACACGCGCAAGGGCGCAGGCGAAACCACTTGGCGGGTAATCAACGGCGGCCGCGCTACGATAATAGCCTGAGCCGCTTTTTGCAGCGCCAATGCAGTATCTTTCAAACTCTCAACAATCGGCCTTGAAATTTCTATCGAATAGGAAGCACGGGCCAATTGAATAGCCACCTCGATCTCGGATCGGGCGCGGTTGCACACCGTCTCAATATCGGCCGGGGATAATGTCGGGGTCTGCGCTTCCAACTGCAAAACAACCGCCGCCGCATCGGATACGGTTGCAGCGCGCTCGACTTGAATATGCACGTTTGACGCCTGAATGACGCCGCCCTCAGTCGGATTATTGACGTCAACCCGAGGCACGACAGCGCCGCTTGATAACACTGCCGATGAACTCGTGCCGTTGGCTAGCGTACCGGCCACAGTGGTGACGGAACCAACCGTTTGCACGCCCGTTACTGTAGAGCCTGCGCCCAGCGGATCGCTGGCAACGGTCGCGCCGCCAGCCAGCTGGCTGGTCACAGTCGAGCCGCTGTACTGCACGGTAGTTACCGTCGATCCGGTAGACATCACGCTGCTGAGCCGGTTAAAGCCGTTGCGAAAATCGGCCATCAATGTCGATGACGAAAAGCCGCCAAAATTCATCACCCCGGACGACAGCGAGGTTAAGTCACCGGCAAAGCTCAATGGGAAATTAATCACATCCATACCGGCAGCCATTATGCCGCCTGCAATAGCTTTCAATTGGAATATCGGCCCCAATAACTGCTGGCGCAGCGCTGTCAACTGGCTCATCGGGTTCAGCGCTTTCAGCTTGGATACCGCATTGCTCAGCGGCCATGCCGAGGCATCGCGGGCGGCTTGCGCTTTCTGGCTGACCGCTTCGGCCTGCTGCTGGGCGGACTGCTG